AACTCAAAGACAAAGACGAAGAAACAATAGTTAATTCTTTTGCAAACTTTATGACAGAAATTCTCTGTCGTTCTGAACTCAAGGATTGGTTACGCGAAAATATGAAAGGAGCAAATGGGAAAGCAGAAAAGATTAGTGTTCGTTTACGGAACTCTCAAAAAGGGGGAAAGACTAAACGGACTAATGGCAAAACAAAAACGAATCGGCGAAGCAATAACCGTAGATAGTAATTACACGATCAAAGATTTCTTGAATAGTTATCCAATAACATTTAGACATTACGATAACAAAGTGTGTAAATACAGAATCAAAGGTGAGCTGTATGATATTAAAGATGATAATGTCTACGCAGCCGTGTGTGATATGGAACTCAATGCAGGATATACACTTGTAAATACGCTAGTGGAATTAGAAGATGGCACGGAGCATGTGGCAGAAATGTTTCTGGTAGAAGAAACACCCGCGAAAATTACAGGTAAAGAAGTTCTCTCTGATTACAGAGTGACAACAACAAAAAACATAAAAGAATGGAGTGGAAAGTAATGGACTTTGAAGATGTGTGTAATAAAATAACAGGAGCAATGATGTGGGTAGCGACATACGGAGTATTTATTTTACTTGGTGTGGGCGTGGTGCTAACATTTTTAGGATAGGAGTAGACATGGCTAAACGTAAATTCACCACAGGTGATAACTATTTATTAGATGAAACTTTAGAACTAGAGGATGAGTTTGACTTAGAAGAATTTGAAAACGACCCTATGTTCGACCCAAACGATCACGAATATTTACAGGAGTTAAACAATGAAGAAGGCAAAGACGGGCAACCTTTACCGTTGGACAGATATTTCAATCGCTTTAGAAAAAATCGTTAAGGCAATTGAAGATCCAACGAGTGATGAATCACCTAGGTTTATCATAAAGAATGACAAGCCTTTTACTTTTCGTATGCGTATCTATCAATACATTAAAGCATATAGAAAGTTGGCAGAAGAAACTGGTGAGGGAGACCCCACAAAATATGACGTACTAAAAATTAATGAAGTTGATAATGGAGTAGAGATCATGCACATTTTAGATGATGTTAAAGAACTAGAAATTGTTGACGCAAACACTGGAGAAAAAATATGACAGATGATAAAAACTATCGTGCTTCATTTGAAGCATGTGTAGAAAGTTTGAAAGACCCGCTGATGAATGTATCCAAAGAGTATGATACGGATGTTATTATATCAGCACTATATGAGATAGGGATGAGGTTATCTTTATTAAAGTATGGTACAATGGGTAGCTTTGGTTTGCTTGCAGATGTATTACATACATTTACAACAGCGGGACCACTGATAGATGAAATGGAAAAGAGGAACAATAAAACAGGAGACACAATGGATTCTGTATTTGCTTCAACAAAGACAGACCCATCAACAAAACATTAAGGAGACAACATGAGTGAGACACAGGAGATTACAATACCAACAGAGTTATTAGAAAAAGATTCAGTCGAGTTATCTAATGATGAGGCGGCGATTCAAAAAATAATAGAGTATTTAAAAGCGACACGCATCAATGTGCGTGATGCAGAGTCAAGCGGTAAACGTATATCCAAGAAGAGTGCGACAACCACAGCACCAAAGAAGTTTGAGAAAAACATTTTGGATATGCTAGTATCAGAAACTTAAGGAGACAATATGAGTGAGAGCGAACTACCAAGAATTAGAAAGTTTGTATGGGATGACAATGGTCAACCTGTTCAAAAGATATGGGACACTTCAAGCCTAAGTTCTTTCTTAGCTTGCCCTAGATATTACAAGCTGTCTGTATTAGACGGTTGGAAATCTACAAGCTACTCCAGTGCTACGGGATTTGGTTCCGCAGTACACCATGGTTTAGAAGAACTAGACAAGGCAAGGCACGAGGGTTTAACAAAGAATGAATCCACGAAACGTGCAGTAGCTTCCGTCTTGCGCGAATTTGGTGAGGACTTAAAACTTGCTGATGAAAATGCAAGAGGACTAGAGGCGGCGCTCCGAGCGGTTGTGTGGAAAGCAGAGGAGTTCTGGGATGATAAGCTAAAGCTAGCGACCATGCCAGACGGATCGCCCGCATTGGAACAAAGGTTTGAAGTACCCATTGGTGACCAAGGTCACAGGTTCAGTGGTCGTATAGATAAGATTGTTTCTATTGATGACAGACTGTATCTGGTTGATACGAAAACAACCAAGTCATCTTTATCTGAATGGTATTTCAATGGCTACATGCCGAACAACCAAGTGTTCGCATACATCTGGGCGTGTCGTGAAGTATTGCAGTTGCCTGTTGATGGCTTCATCATTGACGCGGTACAGACAGGCGCGAATTTTACAAGGTTTGCAAGACAAGTATACAACGTACCGAAAGAACTGATTGATGAGTGGTACAATGATACGTTGCATCACCTTAGTATATCAGATGTGTATGCTAACTCACAATACTATCCCGCGAACTTCACATCATGTGGAAACTACGGTGGTTGTAGATATAGAGAAGCATGTGCTCATGCGAAATCACAAAGGGGAATGTTCTTTGGTAATGACTTTACTCAAGAGTATCACCCAGATTTAGAAGAAACAAAACCACAAGAACTTGAAGTTATCAAGGGTGGTAAATAATTTTCTTGACAAATCTTTTTAATAATATATAATTCAAAACATTATAGGAGACCAGTTTATGGCAAACATAAGTAAACATAAATCAACAAGTGTTACCAAGCTATTACTCTGTGGAGATAGTGGCTCTGGTAAAACGTCAGCTCTAGCAAGTTTAGCTAATGCTGGCAAGAAGCTACGTATACTAGACTATGATGACGGACTTGATATCTTGCCCGAGTTTTTAAAACCCGAGGCAGTAAAGAACGTATCATATGTTACGTTAAGAGATTCACTAGGACAGGCTGACTCGTTCAGACGAGGGGCACGGTTATTATCACACTGGAAAGATGGTGATGAGGACTTAGGTCCTGTGAAAGAATGGGGAGACGATACAGTTCTAGTGATTGATTCCCTCACACTGATGGGCGAAGCTGCCTTAAGAGCGGCTCTCGTCTTCAATAACAAAAAACCAACAGAGCAAGCTAGCCAACCCGAGTGGGGTGCGGCGGCGCGTGATGTCCAAAACATTATACAATATATCACAGGTGATGAAGTGAAATGTAATGTCATTGTGACCACGCATATGCAGTACATGGAAGGTGAGATGGGTGTGTCCAAAGCATATCCTACATCTGTTGGGTCGAAGCTATCTACTAAGATTGGTAGATACTTTAACTGTGTATGTAGAATAGATACTCGTTCATCTAGCAAAGGAACAGAGCGCACGTTACGTACAATGTCAGACCACAAGATGGATCTGAAAGTTACCGCGCCATCTTTAATAGAGCCGAACATTGAACTTGACTTGAACAAGTTATTTGAATCTATTCAAAAGAACGCACAGTCTAAACTCAAAGAGAGCAATACGAAAGGAGATAAATAATGTCTAATATTGCTGACTTCTTAACCATGACACCCAATGACACGCCAGAAGCTGTCGATTTACCAGAGGGTAGTTATGAGTTCTCTATAACATCTTATAGAGCAGACGAAGTGGGTAAAAATAATACCCCTATCGTCAGAGTAAACATCAAGGCGATCGGAGTTATTGATTCGGATTTACCCGAAGATAAACTCAAGGATGTGCTACCAACTCGTATGGAGTTCTGGGCTACACCTAATGCCTTGAAAGTAAGCAATCCTGCAACAGGATTGAAATCATTTCTAACTAATGGGTTAGACATGGGTCATGTGGAAGACCTGCCTTACAGTGAATTGCTAGAGATGGCAATTGGTAAAACCTTCAAGGGCTTAATCAAGCACGAGATGGTGGGGCAGAATAAAGATATTCTACAACCAACAATAAAGAGAATACTCTAACATGAATAAGCAGACAGTACCTTCACAACAACCTAACGGTGATTGCAAGATAGCTTTCGTATTTGATTTTCCAACTACGGATGAGCAACGTCTTGGTGAAATCATGATTGGTAGTACGGGAAAAATGTTTCACAAGATGTGTGAGATATTAGAACTAAATGTGGAGAACTGTTTGCTTACGCATGCTCTCGCTCAGAAGCCAGCACAGGAGAACCCCGCCCATTTCTTTATGAACAAGAAGAACTATTCTAAGTTTAGTAAAGAGAATAAGTGGCGCTCGAAGTATCCTGTGAATGGCTTCGGCTTTCTAAAGCCCGAGTATGAGAGCGAGTTAGAGCGGTTGCAAAACGAGCTTAACGCGTGCAAACCTAATGTCATTATTGCCATGGGTAGCCTTGCGTTATGGGCGCTGACAGGACTAGACAAGATAGGTACTTACAGGGGAACCATTCTCAAATCGGACCTCACAGGTGGGACCAAAGTTATGCCTACGTTTAGTCCTAGTGCCGTCATTAGAAACTTTGACTTCAGACCTATTGTCTTAGCAGATATCAAGAAGGCAGTCGAAGAATCAAACACACCAGAAATTAAAATAAAAGAAAGAGAGTTATGGATTGAACCAGAAATCAAAGACCTCGAGGACTTCGAACAAAAGTATATTAGAGAGAATAACGAAGATCAGCCACTCAGTTTCGACATTGAAACAGGCGGCGGTTTTATTACTTGTATTGGTTTCGCTCCAAGCGATACTGTCGCTCTCGTTATACCATTCAAGGACAAACGAAACGTACTCCAAAACTATTGGACTGATGTTACCCATGAACAACAAGCATGGGCTTGGATAAAACGCATCCTTGAAAATGAAAAGATTACGAAGGTCGCACAGAACCAAACGTATGATGTGTCGTGGCTACAATATAAACACAATATAAAAGTAGCGGGAACTATTCATGATACAATGCATGCCCAACATGCATTACAGCCCGAACAACAGAAAGGCTTAGGCTTTTTAGGTTCGATATATACAAACGAGGGTGCTTGGAAAACGATGGCTAAGTTTTCAAAGAGTACTAAGAGAGATGAATAGATGTAATAATGGCGAAACGTGCTCCATACTTTGCGGAGTTACATATACCAAATGATTTAGTAACTATCGAAAGTGAAGTACGATTGTGGAGATCAGTAATTGACCAAGCGATATCAGACTTTATGTCGACCAATAAGGCACGCGAAAGTCTATCAAATAAAGAGCGCGCCAAGATATGGTTGCGCGGAAAGACAGAAGATTTTAGTCTTGTTTGCGAGTATGCATTCTTAAATCCGCAGTATGTTCGCAACGAGGTATTTAATATTATAGGTGGAATAGATGAGTTATACAAGTAATAGAGCAACGACCACATACTCAACTCAAGTGGGTGGCGATCATTACAAGAAGTTCAAGATACAACCATCGGAGTTCGTTAACCAGAACAAATTTCTTTTTGCAGAAGGTAATGCAATCAAGTATATCTGTAGACACCAAGACAAGGGTGGCAAGCAAGACTTACTAAAAGCAAAACATTATATCGACATGATAATTGAGAGAGACTATGAGTAACACAGGAGACAAAAGCAATGGCAAAAATAATAAAGAACGTAGATATACAAAATATCGAACTCGATTCTGAGCAGATCCTCTGGACTTATTGCGCTTTAGATTGCGCGGTGACTCTAGAGATTTGGCAGAAGATCAAAAAAGAATTAGACGATACCACTTCCAAAACATATCAGTTTGAAATAGATAGCCTCAAGCCTGCGATGGCTATGATGCAGAAGGGTTTGCGCGTAGACCTAGAGAAAGTTAAGAACATGCGTGCCCCCTTGAAAAAAGTGCGCTTGAAATTAGAGCGAATGTTAAATCTATTTGCCCAAGCGGCAACAGGTAAAGATTTAAACCACGCTTCACCAAAACAATTACAGGATTTATTTTATGTACACTTAGGTATACCTAAGATCATGTCCTATAAAAAGGGGAAGTCAAAAGTTTCAACAGATCGTGAGGCGCTAGAGAAACTGCGCGAAAATTATCCACGAGCAAAAGTATTTGCCAATGCAATTCTTGCCTTACGTGATATCGACAAACAACTTGGTGTGCTAGAAACTACAAGAGATAAAGACAATCGCATTCGTTGTTCTTATAATGTGGCAGGCACAGAGACAGGGCGTTGGTCATCTTCAGAAGCCCCTTGGGGTACAGGAACTAATCTTCAAAACATAACCAAAGACTTGCGCGAAATTTTTATTCCAGATGATGGAATGACTATGTTCTATGCAGACTTGGAGCAGGCGGAATCTCGCGTGGTTGCTTACTTAACAGGTGACCAAGGATATATTGATGCATGTGAGAGTGGTGACTTGCATACCACTGTAGTTAAGATGGTCTGGAAAAATATGGGGTGGAGTGGTGATCCTGTTCAAGAAAGAAAGCTAGCCGAGAATCCTTATTATTTGCAGTTTAGTTTTAGAGATATGTGTAAGCGTGCTGGTCATGGTACTAACTATGGTTTGTCAGCTACATCTTTGGCTAGACATTTAAAAATTAAAGTAGCACATGCTACAAGATTCCAATTACTTTATTATGGTGGAGTAGTCAGTCTTGATTCTGTGAATCGCTGGCACCAACAAGATCCTAAAGCTGGTTTTGATGAGCTTCTAGTATATGGCAAAGTATATGGTGATAAAGTTAAATACGTTGAAGTGCCTGGAGCATTCCCTGGAATACGCAAGTGGCATGACAACATAGCAAATGAGTTGTTAAATACTGGGACACTAACTACTCCTATCGGCAGACGCAGACAGTTCTGGGGTAGGCTAGATGATGCTACAACATTACGTGGTGCTATTGCTTACGTACCTCAATCTACGATTGGTGATTTATTGAACATGGGATTATATCGAGTGTGGAATGAGTTGCGTGATGAGGGTGTTCAAGTATTAGGACAAGTACACGACGCGATTTTAGGACAGGTTCCTACTGAAAAGATAGATGAGCTGATGCCTAAGATCGTTGCGTGTATGACAAATCCTATTCAAGTAGGCGAGAGAACATTGGTGATACCTTCCTCTGTTGAAGTGGGTAACACTTGGAAGAACATGAAAACATGGGAGAGGGGGCACGATGGCGCGAATATATAAAGACTATATAGACGCATGCGTAAAGGCTACAGAAAAAAGTCCGATACCTAAGTTGTTTAGAACTTGGGCGGCGCTGTCATCTGTGTCTGGTGCATTGGGCAGAAGAGTGTGGATGCCTATGGCGAACTACGATATACGTGCGAATATATTTGTTGTGTTAGTAGCGGGACCAGGGAGAAACAAATCTGTTAGTTTGATTCTACCATTTAGTAAAGTATTTCGTAAACTAACAACACCTGTTGGTACAAAACCAGACCACGAGAATTTTAATTCTGGATTAGTTGAGTATGGTTTGAAAGAGTTTCCTCTCTATCTTATTCAAGATAGAATTACTCCAGAAAAATTAGCAGTGGATATGTCTAAAGCATCAAGACTTGACATGCGACTATCTACAATGGGTGAAGAATTTTTTGATGGGTCATTAACATTAGTAACTTCAGAACTTGGTACATTCCTATCAAGACATGAGCGTTACTTACAAATGTTCTTGACCGATATGTGGGATAGTAAAGAAGAATACTCACATAAAACCAAGACTGCAGGTGAGCACATTATTAAAGGTCCTTGTTTAAATTGGATCGCATGTGCTACACCCGAGCAGTTCGTTGATAACTTACCAGAAGATGCTAGGTCACAAGGTCTATTATCTAGAATCATTCCTGTCTTTTATGATGGTGAAAAGATTCCTCAGTCTTTATTACAAGACAAAGTTTCAGATGCAACCATTGTTAATCTGAGACATGACTTGTCTGAGATTGCAAAGATGTATGGACCTATGAGATTTGATGACCGCGCATTTGATAAGATCAACGAAGATATTGAAACAGGACTTGAACCAATACCGACTGATGCAAACTTAGCTGAGTATACACAACGTAGAGTATCGCACTTTATTAAAGTATCTTTAGCTATTTCAGCTAGTAGTTCTAAGGATAAGATTATTACTTGGGACCATTGGCAGAAAACTAAAGACTTAATGTTTGAAGTAGAAGAGGCTATGCCTCGTGCATTGGCAGGCTTTGGTATGGCTAGGGCGGGTAAACTAGCGCAAGATATGGCAGTATGGTCGAAAGAAACTATGGCAAATTCGAAGCAAGGATACATCCACCTTCGACACTTTAAGCGGGAACTTCTTCGAAGAACTCTCGCGCCAGGTGAATCTGAACAAACTGTTAAAGCGATGGAAGAAGCTGGGTATATAAAAGTACAAGACGGTCTTGTATTCCCAGTCAAGTTGTGATAGGATGAAAAACTCGCCTCGAGAAACATTCAAAATTAATAAAGGAGCATACATGAAAATAAATATAGACTACTCTCGCGATGAACTCTTGACAGATTCTGGCAAAACAATACTTAAAGATAGATACTTACTACCCACTGAGGCTAGTCCTCAAGATGGCTTTGCTCGGGCGGCAAAAACATTTGCTGATGACCAAGCCCACGCACAAAGATTATATGATTACGCTAGTAAGTTATGGTTTATGTTTTCAACACCTATCTTATCTAACGGGGGAACAACACGAGGGCTACCTATATCCTGCTTCTTAAATTATGTAGATGATTCACGTGAAGGTTTAGCAGATCACTATACTGAAAACATATGGCTGTCTAGCATGGGCGGTGGTATTGGTGGATACTGGGGTAATGTTAGATCCCAAGGTATGGCTACAAGTATTGGTAATAAAACTACAGGTGTGATTCCTTTCATGCATGTGGTGGATTCTCAGATGACTGCGTTCCATCAAGGCGCAACACGACGTGGTAGTTATGCATCATACATGGATGTATCTCACCCAGAGATTGTAGAGTTTATTGAAATGAGAAAACCTACAGGTGGAGATATTCATAGAAAGAATTTAAACTTACACCATGGTATCAATGTCACGGATGCTTTTATGGAAGCTGTCCAGAAAGGTGAGGCTTGGAATCTAATTGACCCGCACACTAAACAAGTTATTAAAACTATTGATGCTAGAACTTTATGGATTAAGATTCTGGAAACTAGAATCGCAACGGGCGAACCGTACATTTCATTTATTGATACAGTCAATGCGGCGCTACCCGAATCCCAAAAGAAACTAGGATTAAAATTCAATCACTCTAACTTATGTTCCGAGATTACATTACCCACAGCAAAAGATAGAACTGCAGTGTGTTGTTTATCTTCCGTGAACTTGGAATACTTTGATGAGTGGAAAGATAATAAATTATTTATAGAAGATTTGGTACGTATGCTTGATAATGTTTTAGAGCATTTCATTACAAGTGCCCCCTCTTACATGTGGCGTGCAGTTAATTCCGCGCGTTGTGAAAGAGCCATTGGCTTAGGTACAATGGGGCTACATAGTTATTTCCAGAAAAGAGAAGTAGCAATGGATGGTGAAAAGTCTAAAGACATTAATGATTTTATATTCAAGCATATCCATAACGAGGCTCAAGCTGCTAATGAAAAGCTCGGGGCGGAAAGGGGTTCTCCTGCAGACATGGAGGGCACAGGGCTACGACATTCTCATGTCATCGCCATTGCTCCTAATGCTTCTTCGTCTGTTATCTGCGGGGGAACTTCTCCATCCATAGAACCACTACGCGCCAACGCGTTTTCTCAAAAGACTTTAAGTGGTACCTTCCTTATGAAAAACAAATACTTAGAACGAGTATTGTTAAAGCATGATAGAAACAATAAAGAAGTTTGGAAATCTATTGTGACTAATGGGGGTAGTGTACAACACTTAGACTTTTTATCTGATGAAGAGAAGGCAGTATTTAAAACTGCAATTGAAATGAATCAGAGACACTTGGTGGATTTAGCGGCGGATAGACAGCAATACATCTGTCAATCACAAAGTTTAAACTTGTTCTTACCGCCAGATGTGGACACCAAAACATTACATGGTATTCACTTGAGAGCGTGGAAAGGTAAAGTCAAAACACTTTACTACATGAGAAGCCAAGCGTTAAAGAAAGTAGAGAATCTATCCAGTCAGATAGAAAGAACTATTAGACAAGACTATCAACAAGAAGAAGCCGCATGTGTGGCTTGTGAAGCATAAGGAGAATATATGTCAGTATTTGAAGGCAGAGAATATTACAAACCATTTGAATATCCATGGGCGTTTGAAGCCTATGATCAACAACAGAAGATGCACTGGTTACCCAGTGAAGTTCCTTTACATGAAGATGTAAATGATTGGAACTCAAAGATGAATGATGCAGAAAAGAATCTAGTGAAACAGATTCTAACATTCTTTACACAAGGTGACGTAGATATTGCACAAGCCTATATGGATGTGTATATACCCATGTTCAAGAAACCAGAAGTGCGTATGATGTTATCCGCTATTGCTACGTCGGAGGCTAACCATGCGCATAGTTATTCACTACTAAACGATACCATTGGTATGGATGATAGAGAGTACAAAGCATTCCAAGAGTACGCGGAGATGGCAGACAAACATAACTATCTCTGGGAAAGCAAAGGGGGCACGGAAGAAGAGAAGATCGTTCGTGACATGGCTGTGTTCTCTGCATTCGGTGAAGGACTGCAGTTGTTTGGATCATTCATTATGCTACTAAACTTTCAGCGCTTCGGCAAAATGAAAGGCATGGGGCAAATCGTAGCGTGGTCAATCAGAGATGAGAACCACCATGTTGAAAACATGATTAAACTTTTACATACAGTATTAGATGAGAAGCCGCACATATGGAATGATGAATTTAAAAAGTCATTGTATGATATATGTAGAGATATGGTAACTCTTGAAGAGAAGTTTATTGACTTGGCATTCCAACAAGGACCAGTCCAAGGATTAACTCCACAAGAAGTTAAGAACTATATACACTACATGGCGGACAGAAGATTACTTCAGCTAGGTTTAAAGCCTAACTACGGAGTAAAATCAAACCCACTAGAGTGGGTAGACTACATTGTCAATGGGCAGGCACACGAAAACTTCTTTGAAACTAGGGCTACTGAGTACGCAAAGGGCGCAGTTCAAGGAGACTGGAGTGATGCATTTTCCTCTTGACAAATTGTTTAACTTGTGATATAGTTATAACATTATATAGGGCATTCATGTGTTAATTCATATGACCTTTCGCTTAAAAACTGGAGACAGGGGGGCACGAAGAACCTTACTTCTTCTAGATGCAATATTTAGAAACAGTTTGGGGAACTCTTTTTTCCACAACCGTACAAAGGGGCTGGTAGAAATACTAGCTCCTTTTTAATTACAGAGACATGACAAATCAAAATACTTATCCACAAAAAACTATATACGATAGCCTTGCAAAAAAGCTATACCTGCTATTCAGCAACAAACGCTTGACTTCTAAACAAAAGTTTGCTACACTCCCCATCAAAGACAAGGACTACTGGAGAGCCTTGGCTGAAATATCAATAAAGGAGAAACTATGGCAAACCCAAGAACTTTCTCCGTAACTAACTCATTTGTTAATAGATGTTTAAACATCTTTAATACTGCAGGAACAGACGGAGACTCAGAATTAGAACAGTACGCGAGAGCAGAATATAAAGACGATTGGTACTGGGCTTTTAATTTCTACAAAGAAAATCAATACTTCCCTAACGTATTAAGAATACCACAGAAGTAATCTAAAAGAGGAATAGGCTAGGCTTCTTGCCTAGCTTTGTTCTTCGAACTCATAAAAGAAATTAGTATCATCACCCGCTGTATACTTAGATTTATTTTCCACACCATATTCAATAGTTGAAACCTTATAGTCTGGGAACCTCATCTTCTTTGGGGATAAAGACTTGTCATAGAATATTACCCGATTGTTAGGCTGAGCGGCGAAATACCCGTTGTCTAATTGTATTATATTAAAGGACTTATGTTGTGTAGGTACCTCAGAATACCCAATATCTGGTATGTTGTAGTCTGGATGACAACTATCTATAGTATATAAATACTCCCCAAAATAAAAATTCCCGTTTGGAGCCTTGTATTTACATTTCCCCGACCCTATACTCACCTTTTGTATAACTGAGATGTGGTAGCTAAAACAATCCCAAAGCTCTAGGTCTTCGAGTTCCATCTCTTCCTTCGTCTCTTTCCAGACAAAAGCCGAGATAGGTAGCTTATCATATAGAGCTCCCGTTTCATAGAGATAGGTCTCGAAATATAATGCGCGACCTTGTATAGATTTAACGGTGATCCAGATTCCTGGTTCATACTCACCGTGCCCCCTCTGAAAGTCATAGAGATACTCTTTCTTAACAAGGACTTCAATAGGTGGAACATTTGCTACAAGAAATGCCACTACTTAAATTGTTCTAGATAATCCATTGTGTATGTATTAACACAACGGGCATATAAGACGGAGGCTCCGCCTATTTGATCAAGTTCATCTTGCACCCACTTGCCTACTTCTTTGGCTTGTAGTTCGCAATCTAATCTGTTAGTGTAAATGGGTTCGCTTATAATCCTAACACACTGTACATCCGCAGGATTGTCTATTCCCCCTGCTAAACATAACTGAAATAGGATTACAAATTTTAACATACATTAATCTGCAAGCGCCCTTATGGCATAAGATAATTTCTCTGCACGGTGCGGGGTCTGTTTTGCCCAACGCGAATCGAGCATCTCATCCGACGCAAGATGATAGGTGCTGGTGGATAAGTGTCCAAGAAATTTCTTAAACTTACTTACCCCTCCAACACCTAACTGAAATGTCATCTCTATAAGAACTTCTTTAACAGGTTCTGGATGCTCGTCAAGATTGATATCAAAACTGTCAGCGACCAATTGAGCGCAATCACAGGCATTTTGAAAATCATCTTCAAAGACGGCTTCCAATTGTTCTTTACTATATTCAACACCTTCTTCATAGTTGTCCTCCTTCGTTACCAAGTGACCGTATCCTATGGTTGCGAATCCTAATGAATCCTTATAAACATAAGACCTAAATCCTTCGTGTTCTTTTATTCTCTCCTTAAGTTTTTCAAACATTACTTACCTCCTATACCCCAGTGAACTTCATGTTCATCTTTAGGTTTTTCTTTTTCAAATAGTTTATATATTTTATTAATAATTTTATATGTAAATATTTCTAACTGGTACATTACTTGGTAATCTTCTTAGACTTCTCAAAAGTTCTCAAGCCCGCCATGCCCAAAAGCGCCATGACTAACGGCATGAGTTGTTCCATATCCATACTTGGTAGCGGTTGTGTCTGTACTTCAAACACGGCTAGAAAGAACATGATAAAATTTTTAAGGACAAACTCCCAAAAAATGGATATTGCTGCACTAAACCCAATGAGGGGTCGCCAAGAACGCTGCAATATACCTGAAATATCTGTAGCTGTAGACTGAGCATCAGCTAAATTAATCTCCATTTGTTTACTATTAATTTCATTTTCTAATTCCTGTAATCTTATTTTTATTTTTCCTCTTTCTTCATCGGACACATGAACACTATCAATAACTTTACCAACAGTTTCTACTAAACTACCACCCAATAATTTAGATAACATTATTTTACGCTCCTATATTTCTTTACTTTCTTTTTTATATTCTTTGGCTGTGCCACAAACTGTTTACCTTGCGCTCTTCCTTTTCTTTTGGCAGCCGTAGTTGCTGCATACTCACCAGATGACAAAGCTTTAATAGCAGACTCGGGTAGATACCTTTCGCCTGTAGCTTTGGGACCTTGAGTAGATGGCTTACCCGATTTGGTTCGCCACTTCTGTCTAGTCCAAGCACGTAAACTTTTTTGCGGTTTCTTTAAAGCGGGCATCTTATTATTTGTGCTCGCAATTGGAACACCCGCAATGACAGCTGGATGAGTTACTGCAGTGGCAAGAGTGCTCACAATTTTTGCAAGTATTTTCCATCCTAGGATTTGTAACCTCCACCTTTTTCTTTATATTGTTTGGCTAGCAACTGGGCTTTTCGTGCTGACCACTGCCCAGGTGCTCCACCTTTACCACCTGCTTTTATTTTATTAAACAAAGCTTTTCTCATACTGGGTTTAGTATAATTCCCTGCTTTGTTAACAGTGGATTTACTTTTTGTTTTTGATTTTATCATAAAGCTTTTTTACAAAACCTCTCATCACAACCTTACCTTGAGGAGATCCTTCCCCTCTTTGTTGGGATAAGATTGCTTTTGTTTTCGCTGTAGCCTTAGCTCTAGCTTTGGCTCCAGGTGTTTGATACTTCTTCTTATTTTTATTCTTAACTTTAAGAGAAGTGGTCTTAGGTAAACTAGCCCTAGTGATTGGCATTACATTTCTTCTTTAGTTTTTGTGTGATATTTTTTACCGTTCCAAGTAAATTCTTTAGCACCTTGATTTCTAAAATGTTTAAATGCTTCACCAAAAGAAACGCCGCCTTTAGATACTCCGACATTGTAGTTTTTGCCAGCAGATCCGTTGGCTGTTGGTTTAGATTTACTAACATTATCCCCAGCGTTTGCTGTGGATTTTTTATTAGTTGTCATTGACTGTCTAGTTCTAGGATTCTTTGCAGTGTAAGACGACTTTTTACTAGATGAGCTAGAACTTGACTTAGTTTTTACAGGTGTATTTTTACCTGGTTGTATTCTTCCTTTTTTCATTGATTACTCCTTAAGGGTTTTGTTGTTGGGAATCCGAAGAGGAGTCAGCCTCTTCTACTTTAACAGCATCTCCGCCTATTTTGACTACGGGTGCTGTGATTACTATGGTATCCGTTAACTTCATTAGAAAATTATACCATATGATTATTTGCTTGACAAGGGTTAAAAAACGTGGTATTATTCGCGCACTACAGGAGATAATTATGGCAAAAACTACAGCAAAAAGTATCCTTATTGATGCCCTTAATTCGGTCATCCGAAACAAAGGAAACAAAGCGGCGGCTTCTAGAGAACTAGGAATCCCGCGGACTACTCTTATCGAGAGAATTGAACAAGCACAACTGCAAGGTGTTAAACCCACAACCGTGCCCCCCGACGCTGAGGCGGCGCTGATTGAACAGCAGTATGCACACGACGCGGAAATCCGTGATCTAAAAAGACAGGTAGATGTACTCGCTAAAGAGAATCTATCCCATCAAAAATTAAAGAACAGTTTAATTAAAGCTGAGAATCATGTAGTCAAACCACCTAAGTGGTTGACAAAAACTACGCCTGCCAAGGGGGCACCTGGTGTGCCTACGATATTCTTATCGGACTTTCACTGGGGCGAGGTCGTCTATAAAGAAGCGGTCAATGGGATTAATGAATATGATAGAACGATTGCGTTAAGAAGATTCAAGAATGTTATTGATACTACCATAGACCTATGCACTAACCATATGGTTAATCCTAAATATCCTGGGATTGTTTGTGCGTTAGGCGGTGATATGATTTCGGGTGATATCCATGATGAACTAGCTGAGAGTAATGATGGCTCTAATATTGAGCATGTACTAGATTTACTAGATAATTTTACATGGGCGTTGGAAAGATTTGCTAATACTTTTGGTAAAGTATTTGTACCTTGTACATTTGGCAATCACTCACGTACCTATAAACAATATCGCCACAAGCAAGCCGCGAAAACTAACTACGATTGGATGCTATACAACCTACTAGCTAGACATTTTAAAAATGACAAGCGAATCCAGTTCCAAATACCGACAGGTTTTGATACAGTATACAAGATATACGGTGTTAATTACTTACTAACCCATGGTGATCGCCTCGGAGTGGCAGGGGGCACGGGAATTGTGGGAATGCTTGGACCGATTGCACGTGGTGTTCAGAAGATTAAACAGGAATACCACAACCAAAACAAAACAATTGATTATGTAATCATGGGTCACTACCATCAATACATATCTTTAAAAGGTTGTATCGTTAATGGCTCTACAAAGGGTTATGATGAATACGCCTACTCAAATAGATTCACATCTGAAAGACCGCAACAAGCTTTATGGTTTACTCACCCAGAATACGGTGTCACTTTTCAAGTACCTGTAGTAGTCGATGAACCGACTGGCGCGAAATCTAAAGATTGGGTTTCTTGGATGTGCTAGGGTATATCGTACATTACCCCTAAGTCTTTTGCATTCTTAACATTTAGAGGTATGACTTTAGATCCCTGTTTTAGAAGCCTGTATTCTTTTATTAAATCTTTTAGGGCTTCACTAGCAAGTCTTGGTACGTCAATATTTAATTGACCTGCCAAGTCTTGTTTAGAATTGTGAGCAAATAACATTTGAAGTATCTCTCTTAAATCTTCTTGACCTTCCAGTTGTAAATTAAAATCTTCTTGCATCATTCCACTATATATTTTTTTGTATGCGGCAGTTACTTTAACATTCATTCTACTTTGAATTAAAGAATTTCTACCAACATTTAATTTTTCTAATCTTAATAGCTCACGTTCTTTAGATACTTTGGTTGGAGTAAAACCTATGCCTTGTAGGAACGCATCATATAAACCTGCGTCATCTGTTAATACTGTTCCGTATCTTGATTCGACTCTACCATCTAATGCGACATCCCCTGCTTTAATTAAGTTAGTAATAAATGTAGGAGTTACTGCATATAAAAATTCTTGAATAGGAAAGTCTCCAGTTCTATTATAAGCCCCAAAGAAGTTTCTAGCATTTTGGAATAAGATAGCACCTGGTGCCCCTAAAAATTCTTCAGCTCTTGCTCCCGTATTTATACCCATCATTCCTAGAATTGCACGCATCTGTGCTGAACCTGGGACATTACCAAAAGATAATCTTCTTTGAACATCTACATTAGCTAATGCATTGAATATACCATTCTCAAAAAATTCTGCTACTTTAGGATTAGATACTTCGACTAACATATTTCTTAACTCGGCTCTCGTATCTTTATCAATACCTGTTACTTGCTTTCTTATTAAATCTCTTAACCATGCTACCTCATCCATACCAGGTAATCCTAATAGTCCACCAGTAAGTGCAATCATTAACATCATTTTAGCCAACGCCTTTTTACCTGCAGGACCTCGGTCTTTAAACATTCTAAACATTAAACTATACATCTGACTGATGTAAGTCTGGAATAGGAAGAACACAGAACCCCAACCTCTCATATATTTAGGTCTATTTAATTTACCATATACACCAAAAGTTTCCTCTAGCATTTGTTGGGCTACCATTCTAGGTGTAGCTACTCCATTATTTCTATCCATATTAGCTTGGAAATCAGCATCTGTTTTAAAAAACTTAGTAGCATTTTCCATAGCATCTGTTTGTTGCATCATTCTATGTGTAGCAATATAAGCAGTCAAACGCGCGATAGTTTCAAAAGTATTAAACACACCACCAATAACTGTGTTCTCAAATGTTCTTATGTTTCTTTTTACTCTTTCATTTCTTCCAACAATACCTCCACCCTGTGGCATACCAGCTTCATGCATAGCCATACCTTGCTTGATAGTACCGTTAAACACATCAGCCATCGCGTCTTCACGTACATCTTCTGGAAGTTTATTAAAATCTATATACACATCTTGATATCTTCTACCATTAAATTGTAACATCTTCATTACGTCTTTAAATGCTTTGGATAATTCAATAGCGGCGGATTGTCTTTTGCCAGAGATTGTGCTTAAGATTGGTCCACTAAATTGTACAATACTCATCAACTGTAAGAATGCTGAAGATATATTACCACCAAGATAATACCAGAATCCTAATCTTCTGATACTAGCTAGTTCTTGTTTAGGATCTAACACATATTGATACCACTCATTAGAGGCTTCTCTTAAATTCTTATCTGGATTTTGTTTCTCATCTTGTGTGTTTCTCCAAGCCTTGCCAATAGTGTGATTGAACCTATTACCTGCAGCGAAGTTGCTGCTAGCTAAACCATACTGAGTAATAGCTCTAGCGAAATCAGTACTATATCCTGGAATACCCCCTTCTTTTTTACGTGGTTTAATGAAAGCACTGAAACCCAACACCTGTCCTTTTGTTAAATCAGTACCTTTGTTTAACACAGTCTCTATTTCTTTTCTTATCTGATTATATAATTCTTTATTGGTATCAGATATAAAACTAGCGGCGGAATCTATGCTAGCAAAATCAGCTTGAACTCTATCTCTTAATTGTTGAATACTAACTTCGCGCGTTTCTGATATTGTATAGTCTGTGTTGTTTCCATACTTTGCTTCTAACTCTGCGCGAACTTCACTTTCTTCATTGGATAATCTTCCACCAAAATATCCTCTTTCAAATAATCTGTAATCAACTGTATTATTATCTTTATCTTTTACTACAATAAAATAGTTACCAAATCTTTGGAGAGGTACATAATCTGTTAAAGTAAAATCATTGTACTTTTTTAATTCACTGCTCAAAGCAAGCATGCCAGTCCCAACGGTACCACCCGAATCCCGTGCCCCCAACACTTGGGCAATTTTACTAACCAAGACTTTTCCTTCTTCAGTTGTAATACCGCGGTTAATTAAAAATTCTGGGTTGTCTTGTATGGTTTCTTGTAAGTTAGCAATAGCTGTAGTTATTTGATTGATATCTGTGTAATTTAAATTTTCAAAATCAGCTTCTGTTAATTCTGTAATAGCTTTAGTTCCATTAATAAAAGTTTTATCAGTTAAATTCAAAGCTTCATATTGAATAGCTAAAGCAATAGCATCATTTAATAATTCAGTAGAAGCATCATTAGCTAGTAAACCTCTAACAATTTCTTTGTGCATATACTGAATACCTTCTTGAGCATTTTCATATGCATCTGCTAGATCACCTTCCAGAATAACAATATCCCCTGCTTTAACTTTACTGTTGGCTCCATCCCCATCTCTATCAGCTCTAAAAATTATTCTATTATTCTCATCTCCTCTATATCTACCTGGTACCTGTTGAGATATTTCAAATGCTTTGTTTAATAAAGCAGTTGCTTGGGGATTGCGAATTACTTTTAAATAACTTTTACCCAGAATGTCTACAAATTTACTTTGCAACTCTCTAGTTTTTTGATCTCTAAAATTCACAGCTGTATATAATTTTTCAAAGATTGGATATTTCTTAGCCCATATTCTAGCATGTGAGAATACTCTACTAAGAGTTCCCAAACCTTTTTCACTAATCTGACCACGAGCTTCTTCTCTTTCTTGTGCTTTAATATCGTTAGACATTTCACGCATTTCTTTTCGTAGAGTTTGGCGCGTTCCTGGTATATACGCATCTAAATCTGGAGATGATGGTTCTTCAATATATTCTAAACTGTTTTTATAGTTTGGTTGAGTGATGGGAGCATCGGATAAAGAACCAAAAGCATTTACAATTTGAGTATCAAACGTAGCTTTGCCATATTGTTTAGCGAGAATGCTGTTATTCATTATAATATTATTTCGTTCGAGTCTTTTATATTCTTCTACTCTTTGTTTAAACATACCTGCATCTATATCATTGAATATATCTTCAGCAGTGGTAAATCCTAAACCACGTAATGCGTTTCCTAAAGCCATTAAATAAGCTTTTAATCTCTGAAAAGCCTGCGCTAATACTCCTTTTACGTCAGACTTATTAGCTAAAAAATCCGCAAAAGCAAATGCTACACCTTCTTCAATGTATAATTCTTCTGACGCATCTGGCTTGCCTGAATAAACATTTCGTATATTATATTTATCTATCCAAACTCTTCTAGAATAATCTTTTAATATTTTCATTTCTTGGTCTGTGAAGAATCCACTACTAAACATAGCATGCATCGCTTCATGTCTTAAAGTCATTAGTTGTGAATCCGCTGTAGTAACAACTCCACCATACTCACCTTTAGGACTATTTAATATTGATATTAATTGAGGCTTAGTCCAGTTTAAAGCATTTGTAATTAAGTCACTGTGAAATATAAATTTACCTTTTGCTTTAGCGCCATCTAACCACCTGTTAACAATACTTAAGTTTACATAAGTCAACCCTAATCTGTCTAATTCATTTCTTACCATGGTGTAGACTCTTGGCATATTCTTTGTAAATTCTGGGGTGTATCTTGGGGCAAGTTGAGACATTTGGATATCTATAGCAAAAGGATTATACTCATAATCATCTTTAAAGATAGGACCAAATTTATTATCAGTATCGTGGATAAATCCTACAATTGGAACTTCTTTGGAAGTATAAGCTTTAGGATTGTATTCAACTTGTTGACCTTCAGGTAAAGAATCTATTTTAGTTAAAGCTTCGTTTTGATATATAGTTTTAGGATTTCTAAATACTCTGTCTCTGACTTCTTTATAGCTATCGCCTTTAGCTAATGTTAGATTTTTATATCTCTTTCCTTTTTGATTGACCTTTATTAAAACAGGTATTGGTTTATTAGGATTTAAACTGTTTGCCCAATTAGCTCTGCCTCTACCTTCATGTCCGTTAACAATTACAGTGTAATTATTATTTTCATCTTGCTCTACTGTTAGTTCTAAATAAGGTGGAGTAATGCCGTTAGTGCCTTCTCTAGCATAAGCAATCTGTCTTTGTAATTGTCTTGCCATAGTTAAGTCAGGTTCTTTTAAAGCCAACTTAGTAAAACTTTTAGGCATCATATATACTACAGCTAAGTCTGCATTGGCTGATGGTTTGTTCCCTGGGTAGCCGCCATCCATATTCCAAAAAGTATTACTAATAGTACCTAAGAAAGTTTGGTTAAGTCTTGCATTAATTTTATTAGCATTTATGATTCTTTGAGTTTCTTTAATTTTAATAACTTTAGGATCATCTGTTGCTTCCCAAACTTCTCTGACTTGGGTTAGATTACCTTCAGGTTTACCCTGATACATTTGGCGTATCTCATTTCTTTTAGGAAATGAATTGTGTTTTATACTATTTAATTGTTCTCTAGTTAATGGTGGATAACCAAAAGAAGAATAAATAATATTAAATCTTCTTAAGTCTTCTTCGGCGGAATCTATTCTGTCTTGGAATTGTTTTATTTGTTCAGCACGATCTTCTTCTGTAATGCCTACTCTTTTACGTAAGCCTTCAATTGCTTTTTGATATCCTATAATTGCGGCAGGTGTGCCCCCAAATCCAATCCGAGTAGCTAAGCTTTCCATTTCATATCTTCTATCTATTGCAGGGCGATACATTTCTGTAGTAGAAGCGACATCTAAAATATTTCTATAGTTAAGTATTTCTTGTCTTTTACTTTCAGATGTTTTAGGGTCTCGTAACTGGTCACCAATTTTAGATAACTGCTTTGCTATCTTTTCATCTGATTGATTAACAATTTCCTGTTCGCTCAGAGGGGGCACGGCGGGCGTTCTACCGACCACTTCTTTACCTACGGGAGTAGTAGTGTTTTCTACATTGTTCTCTAAAATATCTTCCAGTATTTCTCGACCAACACTCTTACCTGTTTTCTTGTTGATGGAAGTGTTGTTTAAAATCTCATTTATTTTTTGGGCAGTGTATATAGAACGCTTACCACCGCGAGGAACTTCTACAGTAAAACCATTAGCCATCTCTTCCAAGTATCCCAGCTGACCAAGTCTTTCAGTTTCTTCTGGTGATATATAGTTTTGTGCATCTTCACTATTGGCTTCAAGCAGTAAAGCGCGATTTCCTGCGGAGTCTATACGGTCGATCGCATCATCTGTGTATCCTCTAGACTTTAAAATACTTTTTGCTTTTTCTTTTTGTTTAGCTGTGGCAGGTTTTACATTAACTTTATCATAATCACCTGGCTTGTCGAATACTGGTTTTTCACTGGTGCGTTGGAAAGATCCTGTCTTTACATTGTTTACCCAACTGTCATATTTTAAAGTGCCTACTTCTCTGTCGGGATTATCTAGCTCTTTAAACCTGATAGACTTATTTGTAATTCCTAATTTAGGATTAGGATCTAATATTTCTAATACTTCAAATCTATTACCTTTATTATCTGTATATATTTCACCCACTTGTAACACAGGAGTGTCTGGCTTGTCGGTCTTTACATCTTCTATTGGGTTTAAAGAATCTAAGATAGAAGCATCGTAATGTAAATATGTGCGAGCGGCTCCTGGTGTGGTATCTTTTAAAATAACTTTTCTTTTTCCTTTGTCATCATAAATACCTGTGACTTGGAAAGTGGGGCTAATAGGATTTTCGTTTTCATCTAGTATAGGATTGCCGTCTAGACCTATAGATTCACCTACACCTGTAACAGTGTACTTTTTAGTTTTAAAATCTTCCCCAAGTTTATCTATTAAATCTTTATTGTTTTCGTCTGTGGGTCTTTGGTCAGTATATTCTTTCGAATCTTTTAAATCAACTTTACCTGCTTCATTAATATTAATTCTTTGAGCAACACCACCCGCGATACCAAAAGGTCCACCACCTGCAGCACCAGCCGCTGCCGCTTCACCTATCTTCTTATAGAAATTTTTATCTGTATATAAGTCAGCAAGACCTGCCGTAATGCTTTGATTTTTGTCCGCAAGTCCCTCTATCTCACCTACAGTTTCAGTGATAACAGTTTGACTTCCTTCCGCCACTGCCTCACCTAACATACTTTTACCTGTAGCCTTGGCAATAGTTTTAGCGGTGCTTTCTTTTAATACTTTTTCAAAAGCTTCTTTAGCTCCTTCTTTAGCAGGATTTAATAAATCCGCCAAGCGCATACCCGCACCGAAAAATCTTTCAGCAGCTGCATATGGAATACCTGCGGCTAAAGAAAGTCCTGCATTAGCTTTTTCAAAATCAGTCGCTTCCAGCTGAGCAATTCGCGAATCACCTACACCCATACCATAAGCCGCTCCCACACCAATAACAGGATTGACTAAGCTTGCCGCGAAAATAGGAATGGTGGTGACAAGACCTTGCCCCACATTAAAACTTAACCACTTTAAAAAGTCTTTTGTTCTAGCCTCTGAATTAAATATTTCTTCAACAGAAGTGCTAAAGGGAATTATTTCTCCATCATCTGTTCTAATATATTGTTTAGCTTGACCTTCTAACTGGTATCTTTGGATAGCATCATTTGTTGCTTTCTCTAAATCTTCTGCCCCTAGTAAATCGAATACGGTTCCCAGTGCCCCCGCTCCAATTGTTTTAAGTCCAGTCCAACCCCCCTTCAAACCTTTCATAAAGGCAGTATCGTTTAAGTCATCGGGTCTGTTGTATCGCTCGGCGCCTACACCATATTTATAAATGTAACCTTGTTCAAATAATTTTTTCTCTAGTTCTGGATTTTTTAAAAGTTCTTGTATTTCTTCTGGGGGCGCATCAGCATCTATCCGAACCATAGGGCTATCAGCATCATCACCTAATCTTACATAAGCTATATTTTTAGGAGTTCTTGCAGGCTCAGATGTTACAGGTCTTTGAGCTAGTTGTTGGGATAAAGAAGCGGATTGAGCTGCGGCGGAAGATGCTTCTGATAATAATGAAGATACTTTCTCATCACTTATAGGTATGTATTTTATTTCTTCTGCCATATTTTTAGTTACACTTTCGTGTATTCAAGAGCCATGCTCTTTACTTATTAGTTAACTGGTTGTAATGTTTTTAAGTCAAGCACAGGAATATTTGTACCAGTATTCATTCCTGACGTATCAATATTTAATGCTTTTAAAGCCATTCCTTCATTGATATCTGCTAAAGTTAAAGGCTTCTCTTTATTAACAACAGCTTCAATAGCATCTGCATATATCTCAGCAAACTCT